CCTCCGTGAGCGCGGCCGCAAGTTTCCGCGAGGTTTTTGACCGTGGGAAAACGCGGACCCAAGCCGGCACCCGCCAGCGTCCGCCGCCTGGCCGGCAACCCTGGCAAGCGTGCGATCCGGCCCGACCTCCCGGCCCCGGCTGGTTCGCCACCGATGCCGAAGCGTCTCATGGTCGAGCCGCTCGCCGTGGAGAAGTGGAACGAGCTCGTGCCGATCCTGCTGGGCCTCGGCACGCTCACTACCGCTGACGGCGAAGCGTTGGCGACTTTGTGCGAGGTGTACGCTGCGACGCAGGCGTGCCTACTCGAGCTGCGGGCCACTGGCCCGGTGATGCGAACCGACCTCGGTGGCGTCAAACCGAATCCGGCTGGCCCGTTGTATCGCAGTTTAGTGGCGCTCCAGGCTTCGCTAATGGGCGAGTTTGGCCTGACCCCGAGCAGTAGGACGCGGTTAGGTGGCAAGGAAGAAAAGCCAACCGACGAAGTCGAAGAGTTCTTTAAGCTCCACGGTGCCTGATCTCTGCAAAGAGGGGCAGGCCAAGTACGAGCGGGTGGTGCACTTCTTCGAGAAGATCCTGCGCCACAGCAAGGGGCAGAACGCCGGCAAGCCGTTCACGCTCCTGCCGTGGCAGCACCACGTGATGCGAGAGCTCTTCGGCCGGCTGAACCCAGACGAGTTGCGGCAGCACCGCGTCGGGTACATCGAGCTTCCGAAGAAGCAGGGCAAGTCCACCACACTCGCCGGCATCGCTCTCTACATGACCGCCTTCGACTCCGAGCCTGGGGCGGAAGTCTATGGTGCGGCCTGCGACCGCGAGCAGGCGGGCATCATCTACCGGGAAGCGGCGTCGATGGTGCGGGCTTCGCCTGCGTTGTCTCGGCATCTTGAGGTGATCGACAGCCGCAAGACGATCGTGCACAAGGCCAGCAATTCGTTCTACCGGGTGCTCTCAGCCGACGCGTTCCGTGCCGAGGGGCTGAACATTCACGCCCTGCTCTTTGACGAATTGCACGCCCAGCGTGACCGGCGATTGTGGGACGCCCTGCGATACGGCGGTGCGGCTCGCCGGCAGCCGCTCATCCTGTCGATCACCACGGCGGGCTATGACCGCAAGTCGATCTGCTGGGAGCAGCACGCATACGCCGAGCGGTGCATTGCCGACCCAACGGTGGACCCTGCTTTCTTTGGGTGCATCTACGCAGCACCGCCAGATGCTGGCACAAACGATTCATGGAAGACTGAGAAGGTTTGGCGGCAGGCCAACCCGTCACTTGGTGAGACGATCACGCTGGAATCATTTGCAGCGGATGCCCGCGAGGCCGAGCAATCGCCGTCGAAGCTCAACGCGTTCCTGCGATACAGACTAAACGTCTGGACCACCCAGGACGTTCGGTGGCTGTCGCCTGACAACTGGGCCAAGTGCGGCAAGCCGCTGGCTGGCGACCTGGAGCAGCGTGAGTGGTACGCCGGTCTCGACTTGGCGACCACGTATGACCTGTCCGCCTTCGTCATGGTCAGCCAGGCCGAAGACGGCACCTTCGACGTGCTGCCGTTCTTCTGGGTGCCGCAGGTCAACGCTGCCGAGCGGACGCAGCGGGATAAGGTGGACTACATCGGCTGGATTCGTGACGGGTACATCAGGGGCACCGATGGCAACGTAACCGACTACGACGTGATCCGGCGCGACATCGTGGAACTCTCGCAGAAGTTCAACATCCGGCAGGTTGGAATCGACCGCTGGAACGCCACGCAGTTGGCCACGCAACTGCAAGGGGAAGGCGTAAACGTGACAGGATTCGGACAGGGCTACGGCTCAATGTCGAGCCCCAGCAAGCAGCTGGAGAACCTCGTACTCTCGGAGAAGATCCGTCACGGGAATCATCCGGTGCTGTCGTGGATGGCTGGCAACGTGGCAGTGCAGACCGACCACCAGGGCAACATCAAGCCGAGCAAGGCGAAAAGCACGGAACGGATCGACGGCATCGTCTCGCTGGTGATGGGCCTCGGACTGCACGCCGTGGCGACTGCGAAACCAGCCGAGCAGAACTGGGACATCATCACCCTATGAACGAAAACGCCGTCGCCGACTACAAGATGTTCGACCTTCGCGGGATCGAGTGGACCGAGTCCTCGTCTAGCCGCACGCCGTCTGGCATCCGGGTCAACGCTGACAACTCGATGGCGTGCTCGGCCTACACGGCCTGCATCCGGGTGATCTCTGACGCCGTCTCGGCCCTGCCGCTGCACGTCTACGAGCGGCTTGCCAACGGTGGCAAGGCCAAGGCTCCGCAGCATCCGGTCTATCGGCTGCTGCACATGCAGCCCAATCCGTGGCAGACGGCCCAAGAGTTTCGGGATTGGATGACCGGCATGTACCTGCATTACGGTGCGTCGTACGCCGAGATCCGCCCAGGTGCTCGAGGTGCCGTGTCTGAACTGTGGCCGCTGCATTCGTCCCGCATGGAAGCCGAGCGGCTGGAGAACGGAACGGTGCGGTACAAGTACCGCGAGCCGAGCGGCAAACAGACGCTGTACACGCAGGAGCAGATTTTCTGCCTGCGGTTCACGACTGAGGACGGCATCCGGCCGATCCCGACGTACACGCTGTTCCGCAACGCCATCGGGCTGGCCCAGGCGTTGGAGGCCCACGGCAGCACCTACTTCGGCAACGGTGCCCGGCCCGGCATCGTGCTGGAGAGTGATAACCCGATTCCGGCCGAGGCGGCCGAGCGGCTCCGCGAGCAGTGGGAGCGGATGCACCGTGGCCCTGACCGGGCGTTCCGCACGGCGGTACTGCCAAACGGCGTAAAGGCTCACGAGCTCAGCGGCAGCAACGAGGCGGCCCAGTTCCTCGAGACGCGGCAATATCAGGTCATTGAAATCTGCCGAGCGTTCCGTGTGCCGCCCCACATGATTCAGGATCTCACCAGGAGCAGTTTCAATAATATCGAGACCCAGAGTCTCGAATTCGTTCAGTATTGCTTGATGCCTCACTTGAAACGGTGGGAGGCGGCGATCTCACGCGACCTCATCGTTGACGATGAGACGTATTTCGCAGAGCACAGCGTTTCGGGAATGCTGCGAGGCGATCACGCTGGCCGCTCGGCCTACTACGTCTCGGCCCTGCAAAACGGGTGGATGACGATTAACGAGATTCGGGAACTGGAAAACCTGAATCCCATCGGGCCAGAGGGCGACCGCCACTTCGTTCAGTTGAACATGACCACGCTCGACAAGCTGGGCCAAGAGCCGCCGGCACCGGAGCCGATGCCAGAGCCAGCCGTCGAGGTTGAAGACAGCCCGGAGGATGACGCCGAAGACCAGGCCGAAGAGGAGGACACGACCGATGGAACTTGAACGCCGTTGCCTCGCCTTTGAGGAAGTGCCCGAGGCCGAGCTCACGATTGAGACGCGGGCCAATGGCACGCAGGTCATCACCGGATACGCCGCCGTCTACAACCGCTTCAGCCTGCCGCTGCGGGAAGGCGGCTCGCAGTTCCGCGAGATCATCCTGCCTGGTGCGTTTGACAAGATTCTGACCCGCCAGCGTGGCAAGCAGGACGTGGTGGCGTTGCTGAACCACAACAGCGATCTCATCCTCGGTCGCACATCAAGCGGCACGCTTGAGTTGTCGAGCGACGAGAAAGGCTTGCGGTACACGGTGACGCCGCCCGACACGCAGGTGGGCCGCGACACGCTGGAGCTCCTGCGTCGCCGCGACCTCAAGGCGTCGAGTTTCGCCTTCGCTCTCGACCCCAAGACGGGCGAGCGGTGGACGAGCGATGAACAGGGGGCAGTGCGAGAGATCCGTGAGATCTCGATGTTGGCAGACGTGTCTGTCGTTCTGACGCCTGCGTACCCGGCAGCATCGGCCGCTGTCGCCATGCGGTCTTACGACGCGTGGGTTAATTCCCAGCCAGTCGCCGAGCCCACGCCCGAGCCTGCGGCCCAGGCGGATCGTTCGCGTTCGGCCCTGCGGGGCGTCGCCGCCGCCTGGGCTGCTTCTCTGAGGCT